TAATTGATTCGTTGCTTACCATCTTATAAATGGGAATACCATTTTATTTTAGTATTTATATATTCAATATCATATTCAGCTATTATACTTTCTATATCTGATAAGCTATATGATAATATAGCAGTTTGTTCTGTTATAATCAATCCAATACAAAATTCAATTGCACAATTTCCTAATTTAAATAATTCAGAATAACGAGTTAAATTCATATCTAAATCAAATATAGCAAAAAAATGTTGGTATTTTTTTGCACATGATGAGTGTCGTTGTGTCTTATGTAATATAAACCAAATCTCATTATTTTTTATATACCCACACGTAGAACCGCTTGCGTTATTAAAATAATCAGGGATTTTATATTTTATTTCTATTATATCTAATTTATTAGTATCATAATTGATTTTTCCAATTTGTAGTGGAAACCAATTATAAATTATACATAATTCTTTTTTATATACAACAAAACTCCAATTCTTTTCACGCTGATTCATTAAGGTTAAATCATAAAATGATGGTAAAATTATATTTCGTTTTAATTCATATGAACTATTCGATATATTATATATATAACTAGAAATCGATTTTATATTTCGTTTTTCGTTATAATATGAACCTATATAATAATAAATATCATTATAATTAAATATGCGTATATCTTCTAATCCAATACCCCTGTATTTTTGCTCCTTTTGAAAATCTTCTTCTAAAAATATTTCTTCACTTATTTTGTTAAAATTTAAATCAACCATAAATCTACTATTTAATGAAATAAATTGTGATGGAAAATTTATAATTGATCCATCTTCATTACACTTATAATTAATCCAACGAATATTTATTAAATACGAATTATCTGTTATTTTAACAATAGTTGGTGTACCTGAATAAAATATTATTTCTTTTCCTAAAATATTTTTAGTTATTTGTTGTGTATAATTTATCAGTTTGTCTGTTTCTAAGATTGGATAATTATACACAGTTCTTTCATGCCAAGAAGCTCTATAATATTTAATTTGTGTATATTTCTTCTGTTCTATTCGATATGTATCATAGAATTTTAAGATTGGTCTTTTATTTAAAAAAATTAAATTATCATAAGTTAACGTTAAATTGTTTATTTCATTTTCATTAAAAAACATAGACATCATATGTGGACCAGTTATATCTAATTCACTATGGTTGTAATTATTATTTTTAACATTATTAACAATTGTCAATATACAATTATATAATATTTTATTATTGGGTTTACAACTTAATAATCCATTATATATACCAGTAATACCTAAATATAATCTATCTTTAACATAATACTCTTTATCTGTTAATTGTATCAATTTAAAATTACTAACAGATGTATATTTAATATCCAAATAAATTCCACCATAAATATATAATACACAACAACGCCATAAATCGGATTTAAATGCTCCTGGTATTAATTTATTAAATGAATATAATACATCCTCATTGAAATTATTTTTAATAAATTCTCGACACATATTATCATCATACAAATAATGTTTAAACTCTGGATTTTGTTTTTTTAATAATTCTACTGTTTCTTTCATGTCGGGGGGCAAATCTAATGTATGCCATGTTTGAAATATATTCAATGGAATAATTGAATATATTATATCCTTTACAAAAGAGTAATAAAATGTAATATTTTTTAGAGTTAATTTCATTAAATGTGTTTCGATTATATTATTCATTATAATCTTTTTACAACATTCATATCCACTTTGCTTTTCACCTTCTACGTAAAATGCAGATATAGAATTATTAAATTCAATTTTATCTTTATATTTTGTTTTATCAAGGAATAGTTTATTCAAGAGATTTTTATTATAATCCTTAAATTTATGATAAAATATATTTACTATTATATGATTGTCAGAATTTCTTAAACATTCCATTGCGTTCACAATCCCTTCGATTCGCTCATTATCATAGTCAACACTTCGCACCCAATATAGAATTGCGTCATCGGTTTTTTTTAAATTATTATACAAATCGCCTATTTTCAAACATGCGTAATATTTTTCTTGATTCCAGTTATTCAATGTAAGCGTTTTTTTATACCATTTTATTGCTTCTTCTATATGTGTATTTCCGGCATCTTTATAACTCTGAGCACAATAAAACGCATATCGACAAGCTAACTCTTTATCACCAGTGATATCATTCGTTTCTTTGTAAAAAGCGTTTTTTAATATAATTGCGTCATCTAAATATTTATTTGGATTTTTATTACGAGAACCCGAACGTCCTGAAATAATATAATATTCACCATCTATTACATTTGGTTCAGTTGTATTAAAATCAACACAATTGATATATTCGTGTAATACGCCTTTATATGTCCATTTTATATGATTATTGATTAGTAAAATACGATTATATATAAAATCTTTTCCGAACTTTAATTTATAATAGTTTTTGTCAAGTAATTTAGGTAAAATAAAACTTCCTTCCAATTTATCATCCGCATCAAATATTAGTAAATAATCAGTTTTATTAAACGCACATTCAATAGCTTTTGTACGATTATATCCAAAATCTTTCCATTCATGTTCGACTAATTCGCCAACTATACCTTTATTTTTAAAAAAATCACAAATTAATTCTTTAGTATTATCATCAGATCCAGTATCAGAAATAACCCAATAATCAAAATTTATATAACTACATAAATTTATCAATGTTTCAATAATAATTGAAGACTCATTTTTTACAATCATATTTAAACATATTGTTTTCTTGATGAATACTTCTGTCATTAATATTATATTCAAATTTAATAAATTAGTTTTATATACTATTTTAGAACTTACAAATCCAATATATCTTTCTGAATTTTGGTGCGTCTATTTTATGTGCGTAGTATAATGAATAAATAAGTTATCAAAATGTTGGATGAGTTAATGAAAACATAGAATTTAGAAAATAAATAATTGATTTTCACCTAACTAACACACATATGGTTTATTATTCAAATGTTGTAATACATGATGTTCCCGATTGAATAATTTCATATCGTTCATTTGCCCGAACTAATACATCGGATGGTATAATAAAGTCATCTGGTGTCCATTTCAATTTATGTATATATTTATTTTCATCAATGTCGATTTTGAAATACGTTATTGTTGAACTAATCGATTGAAGACAAGGCATAAATTTGCAAAGCAATTCAACACTTCCGTCATAAATCGTCTCACCTACCATATTTTGACCCACTTCCTCAATTCCGGCAATGAAGTGGTCTAATTTTATTTGCGTTTCTTTATCTAAACCATCATAAAGACGATTGAAATTATTAACTTTATCTGCAGTATTGTTGGACATGATTGCTTATATGATTTTAAGATGACTTTTCATAATTCAAATTTTTTGAGAATGCCAGCTAATTCGGTTCCTTTTGATAATATTAGCAATATTTCATAAGAACATGTAAAAATTAAATATTTATAACTAATTATATTTGTTATAAATATAATATGAACTACATAATATTATTTATACTATTTATTGTAATTATCGCAATTATTACAACGATATGTATAATTATGAATATTAGAAATAAAGGCAAAAAAATAGCAGATTCAAATTATTCAAATTATGGAAATATAATTGATAGAATGGTTTCATTATATTTATTATGTGAAGGTGACCGGAATACATTTAAAAAACTAAAAATGAAATATTTTAATGAAAATATATATAGTGATGATATATTTTTATTTGATTTTGATTATAGATTTAAAATTACATTATCTGATAGAATAATATTAACAATACAGTTATTTTTTTATAATTCTGCTTTTTGGCAATTCGATTTAAATTGTAAAAAACATATGTATAAATTCATAGATTTCGTAATAAATAACTATATAAGCCGCGACAATATAACGCGTGATGATATATCAAATACTATTTGTATCCATATTCGGTGTTCGGACACTCCATTTAATAGATCAACATCATATAATTTAGTATCATTACATTTTTATAAAAAAGCGATACAATATGCAATATCTGTCAAAAAAATAAATAAAATCGTATTTTTATTATGTTCTGCACATAGAGGATCAAAAAACGACAAAAAATATATAACCATTGAAAAAAGTGTTAAAAATCAAGATATGTGTAATCATTATATGAACATCTATATGACCGGATTGAGAGAATATAATATACCAATTGAAATCAAATGTAATAATATTAGCAATGATTTTTATTACCTTAAAAATGCTGGATGTTCTATTGTTACATCCGGTTCATTCGGGTTATATGGTGCATACGCTTCGAATAATTTATTAATATTGTCGGATAATGTAAAGAATAATAATTATAGAAATAATATTATTGTTATACACGATAATATCATACATCACACGAATGTTAAAAATTATTATGATATATATGAAATGAAAAAACATATAGGCGTTTGATTATTTATTAGGTAGATATTTACACCAAAGAATTGATGTTTATATGAACGACATTCTTATGTACAAAATTTAGATAATTATTAAATGAAAATCAAAAGATATTAAAGAAAAGATACATATAGTATGTACCAATGAATAGCCCCCTTAGCACAGTTGGATAGAGCGCCAGACTTCTAATCTGGAGGTCGAGGGTTCGAGTCCCTCAGGGGGTGTGGTTTTATGTATTTGATAAATGGAAAGCTCGCGTAGCTCAGTGGTAGAGCACCAGACTTGTAATCTGGGGGTCGAGGGTTCAATTCCCTCCGTGTGCATATTATGTATAAATGAATGTATAAAAAACAGTTGTTTTCTATAGATTTATGTTTGGTTGTTATTTATACGAATTATAGATTATGAAATATTGGCATCAATGTTTCCAACTCGGTTGCTGAAAGAGAACCATTTCCTACAAACCATTTGATAAATTGTTTGCTTCGTTCGTCTCGAAAACTGGCGATAACTTTTTGTAAATGAGGAATAGCTTCCGGTGTTTTCGGGTAGATGACATTGAGGTGATTCTCGGCATAAAACCCCGCCGGTAATTCTACCAATACGGAATTAAAACTAAATGAATTCCCGTAGCCCCGTTCGACTAAAATAACGGGACCAGTCAATGTAGGTTTATCAAGATTTGAAACGTATTGTTTTCTCACCGTTCCACCTAAATTGTCCAATTTCAACTGACACTTATTGATATTCGATGAATAAACGAGCAATGTTCCTTCATCTGCTAAATGTTCCTTGACTTGATTCCAAACCACGTTGCCCGTTTTCACACCTAATCCCAATCCAGCAATTGTTGTTGTGTCTCGGGTTATATTCTGTAATTCTGTATAAAATGGTGAAATGTATAAGCCGGAGCTTGACCTAAAGATATATTCATTTGAGGATGGCGTCAAGACTTCCTTCTTTTGCAGAATAAGCAGAGTTGTCTCTTGACCTGTTTCATAGAAACCCGGTTTATTCAGTGTCTCCACACAACGGATATGTGTATTCTTGTAAATATAATCGCGCATCGGTTGGTAATATGAACTATTGTAGATGGATGTGGGTATAATAAATGCCAGGAATCCACCCACATCAAGATGGGTTTCTAAACATTTGTATAGAAAGATGACATATATATTTGGACGCCCGGTAAATGCGTTTGTGTATTTCTTCTTTTCATTGGTTTCTATTTTCATTATGAAATATGGTGGATTGCCAATGATGAGGTCTACCTTTTGAGGGGGTGTTTGAACACCCCATTCTAGAAAATCAGCACACGATAAATGTGTGCCACCCTGTATAGATTCACTAATAGATTGAAACAATGTCTCATTTTTTTCAACACCATACAATTGTGAATCGGGATAAATTGTCCGTGCATCATATAGGAATTCTCCTGAACCAAATGATGGTTCTAATATACGTGCCGGACGATGGACACCCAAGTCGCATAATTTTGTAAATAATAAATCGCGTGCCTTCCGGGGTGTAAAGTAAATACCTTGATCAGACCTTTCTTCTTTTGTCAACTGCCGATTAAATACAACAGATGCTTCTCTAAATTCCGGTATTGATGTTGGTGTCATGGCAGGAGGCATTGTATATTTCTATTTCTTGTATATAATGATTGAAATTTGTATCTTCAATTTTTTATGTTGTATCAACACATCGTTTCATACGAATCTGCCACGCTGGATTAAGAATCCCTTTATGATTTCGCCAACGCAATAACATATGAATTGATAAAATGCCCAAGCCAGATCGTAATATAATAGCATTTCCTTTATCGCTAATAGATGAAAATTCAATATGACGTATCGAGTTGATATGAATTTCATCCAAATGAAATTTTTGATTCGACCACAATAGATATATTTTATCTTGTTGGGTCTGTATTATTTTTTGCGTTAGTTGCGTCATATCAATTGAATGTGCGTATCGGCCAATATAGTCTCGAATTGAATCATTGACAACTTTATTTTTGTTTAATTTCGCAATAGGTTCGCGTTCCTTTAATTGTGTGAAAAATGGATGAATTGTATAGTCAGTATTGCGCACACATTTCAAATAGATGTCCAATATCGGTTTAGGTTCAGTTATACCTTCGGGGTCGCATGCAATATATAAATCAATATAATGATTATAATAGAAAATGTCATACGGTTCATTGAACATTTTCAACGTAGGTTGATTAGTTTGTAATGATAAAAATTGTGGAATAGAATAAATACTTTTAGCTCCATATTTGAATTCGATTTTTATGATTTTATCGATTCTATCCGGTGTATTAGAACTACATATTAAATTAGCATCGTGATTGTTTCCTCGTCCTGCTAATAGTTTTAATTCTAAGCTTGAATATAGCTTTCTATCTACTATTTTATCAATGATTACGTTCCATTCATTATGAACATGTTGCCATAAATGTCCATAATCAGTGTCTTGTAAATACTCTAATGGTGGTGCTATTATATTTTCCAGCACTTTTTCACGGATTTTATTGACGGCATCGTTCGCATTACGTGCAGAAGACGCAAAGAATGTCGATATTGAATGACACGGGATTCTTGTCATTATATTTAGATATTATTATTATATTTTACCTCAGTGTATCATTTTTTTATGTCGAATATATTTGTTATAATCCACTGAAAATATTGCGAACAATATTCAGTATATTTCACAATATTGTTTTTATAGCCATAGCCCGCTTCCGCATTGATTTCTAATAGTTTTACAATCCAAGTATTTGTCAAAACATCCCGAGCAATCATAAAATCGACTCCAAATACTTCAAACGCCGTTTCGGATTCATCATATTTACGTGCGTGAGGTTGAATTATTTTCGCAGCACAGCTCATAATTGTGCGCATTTGCTCTAATATATCATCGGTTTGTTCTGGCGTCAAATCCAAATCTTCTGGAAAATAAATATCACACGGTGTCGTTTTGCCGTGTGTATCGTGAATACGATTATCACGAAATGTCGATGGATTTTCATCATAGGATTCTGCCGCTGTAAATATTTTTCCCCGATTCCAAAATGACCAATGAAATCCATTGTGGAGTGAAATCAATATATACGCACGAATATGAAATTTTCTATTTTGCCACAACATTGGGTTTGTAATATACCGCGATAAAAGTACATTTGGATATTTTGCAGTAGATTTTTGCGCTGATGTGAGTTCAATATCATTTGTTATGACTTCCACACCTACACCAGAACACGCACCGTGTCCAGCAGGACGAATCACCCATACCTCACCGGGCGTTATTTTGAAATTTAAATTTTCAGGGTGTTTTAAATTGATAGATTCAGTCATATGTTTTGAAGCAATTTCAGGAAATTGTAGTTTCATATTTTCATACAATAGCGCCTTATTTGAGATAACATCTTTACCTGTCGTATGACTTTTCTCACGCCATAGTAGATTTTTAATACCACACTTTATTTTATAAAGGTCTCTATCAAATCGATTACCCAATTCATTCGATTGTCCCATCCAAAAAAAATCTATTTTTTCGTCAAGTGTAAGTGCTTCTTGTTTTGATTTGATTTGTTTCCATCCATCAGCAACTAATATATTTTCCAACGGGGTTAAAATAAGCCCTTGATTATCTATAATTAGAAATGTACGTTGGTGAGTATTCATATTATACATCCTATTCTACATTATATTATATATTTATAAATAGTTATAAATAGTTATAAGTTATGAATCATCACCCTTTTGTTTTTCAACGGGTTGTTTCTGTGTATATACACGTTTCGGTTTAATTGGTTCAATTAGACCAACTTCTTCATCACCTGTAGTAGGTTGTTTTTTTAGTTGTTTCTCCGCTTTCGGTTTATTATGTCGAGGCTGGGATGGTAATTTTATACTTATTTGTTTATATTCGCTTGGTGAGGGTAATATTGGTGTTTTAGCTATATCGATTTCTTGAGGTGAAGATTCTAATACAATATCGAATTCTTGTGCTGCCTCGGGTGATAACGCTTGTTTTTTAGCTTCCATCTTTTTAATATGAACTTTTTCTTCATCCGGAAGAACACTAGCAACTGTCGTATTTTTCTTACTACGTGGTTTTTTAACTTTAGGTGGATTGACTTCCTTAACTACGCCGACAACAGTAGGTTGTTCTAAAATATCATTAGAATCCATTATGATATCGAATTCTTGTACAGGTCCGTTATCTTTATTAGCTTTAGGTAGATCTATTAAACCAACTTCTTCAATCGTATTTTGTTTTTTACCTTTAGCTTTAGTTTTAGGTAGTACGATTTCCGCAACTGCACCAAAGGATTGCTCTGCAACGCCATTTGAATCTATAGCTATATCTAATTCTTGTGTTTGTGCTTTACTTGTCAATGGTTCCTCATCTAAAGGTTGCATCGTTTTTTGTTTTTTGCCTTTGGAGTTAGGTTGTAAAATTTCACCAACTACATTAAAAGATTGTTCCGCAATACCATTTGAATCTATTGTTATATCGAATTCGTGTGTTTGTGCTTCACTGGACAAAGGTTGGATTTTACCTTTACCTTTGGGTTGTTTCTTGCCTGGAACCTTTTCACTATGACGTTTTTGCCAGATCCAATTCGGTTTATATCGGGTTTGTCGCGCGTATGTCATACGTGAAATAACACCGCGATATTCAGCATCGGGTTGTGTTAGCATAAATTCATGGATATAATCGTATCGCATACTTTGAAATATTGCGTATCCACCTGGAGCTAAACGGTCCCATAGTATTTGAAGAGATGTGTGTAAAAATTGCGTTTTCCACGTATCAAAGTCGCGGAACAACGACGTTGATTGTTTCTCGTTATTTGCATCTTCTTCCGCTGTAGTATAAATCTCACCGTCATAAAGTGGTGGGCTAAACATAATACAATCCGCCCATCCAAGTGGCAATTCTAATATAGCTGGAGCATATGGAAGTCCATCTTCGAACATAATTTGCCTACCCACTGTTCCCAAATCAGCAACCATTTGTGTGAATCCGGGTGTGCTCAATGAATTCGGTTCAACACCCCGATACTCAGCATTCAACGTAATCGCTGTCAATAATCGTGTCCCATACCCGCCCGCACCATCTAATATTTTCAAATTCTCGCCACATTTTTGACCAAAAATGACGTGAAGCATCGACAAATAGAATAATGTACTTTCGGCACTCGCATTATAAATTTCACGAAATTCATAGAATGTATCACGCAATACGGCAGTATTCATTGCGACCTTTAATTCCTTTTCACTAAATCCTCGCTTACGTAAAGCATCTTCGTCGTATCCAGATTCTAATGCTTTATTTGTTGTATCTGTTGTCTTCATACGCGCTTCTGCTCGAGACAAAAGGTCGCGTTTATAAAAATGGTCATATAATGAAATATCTTTCGCGTCTTTGCGCACGTGAATACGTGAATTTTCCGTATAATAATCAACTAAGATATCAATTTTATGAAAATCGCTCATTGGAACATATATAGCGGTATGTTTTCCATTGAATTGATTGAAATTTTTATCGTTGCTTGCTAATTCTTGAATGAATTTCCCCAATTCATCACGTTCTCGGTCAAGTGTATATGCACCATACCGAACATATCGGGAACTAAGCGGTTCGCCTTCTGGAAATATTCGTAATATAGAATTAGAATACATCCATTCGTGAAAAGCGGCACTATATTCGCCGAACCGTTTTTCATCTCCGGTTGGATGACCGTAATCGTGTCGCGCATTTATCTCAATGAGTTTGACATCCAATTTATCTGTTAGCATAAAATCTACTCCAAATACCTCAAATCCATAAACAGATTCTGGGCGTGGTTTAACGTGTGGTTGAATAACTTCTGCCGCAACGTGTAAGATTTCGCGCATTTGTGTAAGAATATCGTCTGTGTTAGAACTTTTAGGAATTTTCAAATCCTCCGGATAATATAAATTCACTGGAGTAGATTTAAAATGACTATCGTGGATTTTAGGATTCATGTAATCCTCTTCTTTATAGTCGAGTTCAGCCGTAACAATTTTACCACGGTCCCACATATGCCACGTAAATTCATTATTATGACCTAAACATACCATGAAATACATACGTATATGAAATTTTCGACCATTGACTAAATGGGGACGAACGATATATTCTGAAATAATCGCATCTTTATACTTGGATGCTAGCAACTCTTTCTTTGCTTTTGCAAATTGATCTACAGAGGTTATTACACTTATATCGGTTCCACCTCCTGCACCGGTTCCCACAGGTTTTACAATAAATACATTTCCCTGCTCAATTGTTTCCGGTTTGAACTCTTTCAAATTCCACGTTTTGGGTAAATATCTACCACCTATTTCCGGATTATGTTTCATTATATTTTTATACATTTCTGCTTTATTTGTTACTACATTTTTATCCGTAGTTGTTCCATGAATTCCATCACCTGCAATTATATTTTGCAGAATTGTGCGTATATTATAGATATCCGGGTCATTTTTAAATGTTTTATAATCAGCAACATCTAACCACGCAACATCGCTAAACGGTAATTTTTGTACATCACGTTTGTCAGCATCCGTTAATTTTTTAAGATATTTTTTGATATCTTTCATATCATGTTCCATCCAATGACGCGCAGTAAACAGTTGTCGCAAGCGGTCATGCTGTAATCCTTGATGGTCAAATATAGTGAATGTTCCTTGGCTGCCACGACTAAATGCGCGCAATCGTTCAAATAGCACATCTTTATTAAGAAATGTAGATACCAATGGGAATTCGCGTTTGATGCTAATGGCCACAGGAACCACGGTTTTTAATTTTGATTTTGGACCAGATAGTAAGGCAACGTCATTGCCAGTATAACGTGAAACAAATACATTGTATAAGTATTGGGATGGTTTCCAGTTCGTAATAGAATCAATATTCATTAGAATCGCTTGGATTTGATTCACATTATGTGTTGATGATATTTGCAAAATACTATTTGTTGGCTGTGATGATTCAATTGCGTCGTTTATTTTAGAATAGATAGATGCCGAACATCCATAGAATAAGCGACAGACGATAAATAATTGTCCAGAAACAGATGATTGAGTAATAATACAATCACGAAACATATTTGCAATCAAAAGCACACACGATACGGAAAGATTGGTTATTGTTCCTTGAACCAATTGTGCAATAAAGCATCCACCATCTTCTAAATATTTTAAAGTTGATACAAGTCGATTGGGTTGAAATATACCACTGTATATTATATCAGATTTCTCCGTTTGAATAACATTATTTTTTTGGTCCATATGTGTCGCTACAGCAAGAAACTCCAAATTATTTCCAAAATTAAATTTAAGATTAGGGCTACCGAAAATATTGAATTGTGTAAATAATTCATAGGCAATCAACCAATCCGCGGAAGAAATAGTTGCGCATTTACGAACGCGCATATATTCGATTAGATCTGCTAACATTTTAGAGTTTTCCACAACCACCGCCGTATTTAATTTATCACGAATAGCACTTAATTCTAATAAATTATCATCTGATACTTTGATATCATCTTTAACCCATATACGACTTGGAGGTATAGTTATCATTTGTTGCTCTAATATACTATATATTATATGTATTTATTCAAATTTTTAACTATGAAATTTGAATAAATAATAAGTTAAATAAAAGACAATAGTATATAAATAAATATGACCGATAGTGAAATTTCCATTATAAATTCGGATAATGATATTATTTATAATTCATCACCATTTCGATGGTATCATCATATTCCACGAAACAAGTATCAACTTATATTAGAGTGTGTTGGTTCTTGTTTTCAAGCAAATCAATCAATAGAATATGGAAACAATACGCATATATTACCAGAAGAGCATATCGATTGTTCAATATGTTTGGATAATATAACTAATAGTGCTCATCATTTAATGTGTGGCCATATATTTCATTCAAATTGTATTCAAAAATGGGTTATATCTCATAAAACGTGTCCAATGTGCAGAGCAACGATTTAATCGGATTTTATCCATGCTGTTGCATATTTTACATATGGAAATCGTGTAAGTCCCATTCCAAAATACGATGTTGGTATGATGCGACCAACATGCACATGACTGCCTTTACGCAGATATAATGGGTTTCCTTCTGTTGGAATACACGTTGTTCCTAATAATTCCTGATTATCTATTCCACTCGTTAAATAGATATTTTCACCACGACCAAACCCATTACTGTAAAAACGAACCGTTGATAATCCATTTTTAATAAGCCCTGTTTTTTCACCTACAGCAGCATCATTTTGAGCAATTCCAACAAATAAAGGATTTCCATTATCAAAATCGGTTGTTTGTGAAACATATAAGTGTTGATGATTGGTGGCGGTGACACACATAAATACGGGACTATATGCCGAAATTGGTTCGCGTGCTATATAATTTTCAACAAGTTGCGAATTGAATTCAAATGATCCTATCGTAGTAGATGACATTTTATATAACTATATTGGTATTTTATCTCATTCGTATAAATAAATATGTAAATAATAATATATATTTATACATTGATGTCTAAGTTCACACAAAATGGTGGTATGAAAATTGTTATTAATGACATAGTTTCTCGTGAAAATATAACAGAAGAACAATTTGTTTCTATATTTCAACATACAACAAACGTTGAAATCGTGTCAACCGGTTCACTGACAGGTTTTATTATTCGCGTTACTATCCCAGAAGAATTTTCACCATTTGAAAGTGATATTATCGATAGTAGTGGTAATTTATTAGAAGCAGAACAATATATGCATCCTGCTACAGGAGTTAAATTGGTCGATATTATTTTTAAACTATGTATTGTACAACCAAAAAATGGTTCTAATATTGACGACTATAATTCAGCACACAAAGGGACGTGCACTTTACACGAACTAAAAGATGAGTACCATACACAGAGAAAAGTATATGACACATCCATGTCATATGGTGGAATACCAATATGCCCAGATGTTATTACTTTATTGACTTTTACAGCAACAAATTTTACAGATGTATTTATAAATCCAAGTTCACGATTGTCGGCTATATTTGGTGCGAATCCCGTATTTCAGTATTTAAATACACAAGTGAATAAACGGAATATATTTGTTACACGTTCGATAGGGCTCATTATAATGGAATCTTTACCATCGTCATATAATCCACTTCGAACGTTAGAATTGCCAAGTATCGACCCTTTGACAACTGCTGCAAATAAAGCACTGTTCCCTGAAATGGCCGAAAGAGTATTAGCGAATTATTTAATTTTATTTTTTCGTGGTGGAATTATACCATTAGACGCACATATGCGGAATTGGATGTATGATACGTCACAACAAGTAGACCTATTTAAAATAAAAGCAATTGATTTTGGACGTGTTTTAGAAAGACGAACCCAATTAGATAAAATAACCGATATTACACGCAAATACTTTTTAAGACATACATCTTCTAGTATTCGAGGGTTTGTAGAAATAATGGGGTGTGAGCCACTTTCCGGCAATCAAGATGTAAGTGCGTCCAATGTTATGCGACATGAAATGATCGTACTTAATCGTTTAATAAAATATAATCAAAATGGACGAATACTATGGGAACCAGATAGTTATAGTTATATTCCAATTAAAATAACAGATGAAAAAATGATGCAAATTGATTCGTCTATGATGTTGATACATCGTATTTTTGTTCTATGTGCACTAATTGATTCCTTTTATAATTTTGTCAACTATGAAAAAGAATATTGCCAAATGGTGGGTATATTTAATGTATTATTTCGAAATCGGTGTACAAATCTGGATGATATGAGAAAATGGCATTTGGGGATAAATTTAGCTGATTATCTCAACGCTATGGCTAAACCTGATTCAAAGGAGCAAACTATCTTATCCTATATGCGCATAAAAGAATATATACAACATTATCTTGAACCTACTTCTTGTCGGGGAGAATTTCCTGACCCGTTATTTGAACCCCTGACTCCACCACCTACTGTTCCATTGTGGCCACCACATAGTTCACCACGTGTTCAACGAACTTCCGGTTCAAAGTCGCCATCAAGAAAATCAGGGGGTGGGAAGAAACGTAAAACATATAATAAATCTATACGTAAAATTAGCATATAGTCTATTTTATTAAAAAACATACCTTTTTGTCTTTTTGTCTTTTTGTCTTTCTGTCTTTCTGTCTTTCTGTATTTCTGTATTTCTGTTGTCACAGCAATTACATCATTGCACGCCTATGTTCCCAAAGACGCAACATCATTTCATTCTCCCATTCAGTGATCAACCTGCGCAAGGAAGCAGAGGTTTCTTCGTTTTTGCGAATGCCCATCGCTTTACGAGCGGATGCGATTTTTTCTTGAAGAGCTTGATGCTCCTTGTCGGCCTTGGTCCTGTATTTTTTTTCTTCAAGCTCGCGTCTTTCGGCAGCGGCAATCTTCCCGTCAATTCGCGCCTTTATCGCGGCGGCTTTCTTCTCACGTTTCAACTGTGCAGCAGAAGTAGTCATCGTTGTCCTTGTGTTTGTGTTGTAACTCTATTAATTAGACTATTCAAAAAAACAGTTATCAAATTTTTATGATAACTAATAGCTTTATCGCGTAATTTTATTTCGTTCAATATCGCATAATTACAAATCTGCCAGTTGCTGAACCATTTCGTCGTGTCTTACACGAGCTTCACGTTTTCCGCAGGGTGTGCGAATGAACTCACCAGCAAGCCGAAGTAGTTTTTCTTCTGCGTGTTTCTTGACGTCTTCGATGATTTGTTCTTCGGTGCTGCCCGGGTTGGCGTGTGTCGTGTATTGGATGGCTCGCACAACACCAACCGCACCAATTGCTTCAAGTTTGTCGGCATCGCTGACGATATGCCGAACATTTGCGTAATGTTCGCCGAGAAGGCTGGTGTAGTCCAAGGGTTTTCCCGCCAAAATGGCTTTGTTTTCTGAGCTGAATGAAACGAGTTTGATGACTTTTTGGATGTCGCTGAAATTGGGGATATGTTTCAGACCGAATTCTTCCAAGGTAGTTGTTAGTTTGCCGTCGTGGTCGTATTTGTGATCCGCTATATCGTGAAGCCAGGCAACCGTTATCGCGTCAAGCAATAGAGCATGCTCGTTTGGTCCAAAGTCTTCGCTAACAATTTGCCGCGATTTTTCAGCAACCGTCTTCATATGTTCGTATCCGTGTGATTCATCTCTGCCGGAACACACCGTTTTGACAAAGGTGGCAAGTGTAGTCCAGCGGTCTTGTAATTGTTTGTCGGTCATCTATATCGGGTATATAGTGTGTTTAGCGAGCTAATTATATCTATTATCAAAAATAAATGTATCAAATTTTTTTGATAATAGATCAAAAGACTGATGATATTGGTTGGTCGAAATTATATTATTATATTATATTATTATATTATATTATGAGGTCTCCCAAACCAGGCGATATGCGAATATTAACTCCAGAATCAAACCAATTATCCGTAATAACAAATAAAAGTCGACTATGCCGTTTATTTTCTCGTAGAAGTGGTATCTCGAATATGCTTTTAAAAAAATTATCTAAAACATTTCGGGGGAATTATATCTCTATATATAAACCCGCACCAACATTAACAATGGCAAGAATATCAAAAACGGTTCCAAATATTGTAGAACTAACAAATGTAAATATTTCTTTTAATATGGATGTTTCAACTCTTTTTTCTAAAATAATCATTAGTATGGATGAAATGGTATTTGACATACTAACTACTGTTGAAAATATGAGACGAGACCATAATTTTGAAAGAATATTATTTATACAAAAAGACACACAATGTTTAATATGTTCTTTAGCTAATATAGCGCGTAATAATTTAAGCAATGGAGGAAATTGTAGAATAGGACTCGATCAAAACACAATGATTGGTGAAGAATATCGAAATCAAAATACGAAAACCGAGTGTGATAATATGCGCAACGCATTGAAAATAGCAAGTGAATCGAAAAATTTAGCAATACTGATTGATGACGTATCCATTTTATTCGAATTATTCAAAAATCTAGCTACAATAAATTATGCTGAAATCTTCAAGAGAACGTCCGAAACTATGGGAGAATCCTTAACGGATATCAGTGTTGTCAAACAAAAGAGGCGAGAACTTATTAAAAAATCAAACGATATTCTTGATACATTACGCCGACATAATGTCACACGTGGTGATTCAAAAAAAAGAAAATCTACACGCCAATAAATGATTTTATCAGTGATTGAAACAAATATATCGATTATTTACTTGTTCTAATTACATATTTAGAACAAGAGATAATAATTTTACTGGATATGAACGAAACAAATACCAGTAGATTTAAAAATTTCTTATGCTTGTAATCCAGTATGAACCAAATGTTGAATAAAATAATAAATACTGCATAACGGAGTTCCCGTTGCACGTTTTTTAAACGCGACACCAGCAATATCCAAATGGATCCATGTGACATCGGCATCCACGAATTCCGCCAAAAACATACCCGC